GTGAGTGAATAGCCTGCGTTGGCAGGCGGCGCGCGTGGGGGTATGGGGGCGAAGCCCCCATTTAAGATAGGGGTGAGCAGAATTGGACATCGGCATAGAACTCCACGACAAAATCAAGCAGGCTTTCGACGTTAGATGTGAAAAGGACAGCACCCTCACCCACATCAAACGCAAGATCGAGAACGGTACCGCCACGATGGAAGATACCAGCGTATATGCCCGCCGTCTGGGTGAGCTTCTGCGAAAGTCCATCGAAAGCACGACAAAGCCCGACGATCTGCCCGGAGAGAAAATGTATTTTAACATCGCCCAGAGCATTCTTGAACCGCTCCTGCGAAACAACTACGATGATGTGAACACCATCTGCGCGGAAGTTCAGTCCGCCCTCGATGCAAAGAAAGGCATTGGGCTGAAACCGCAGAAAGCGGACTTTCCTGCCGAACGTGTGCGGGCGGCGATAGGCGGTGCGGCGGTCAAGGAAACGGCAGAGCACGCCATACAGGTGTTAGGCAGGACCGCCGAGAACATCACAGGCAGTTTTCAGACCGACTACATCAAGAAGAACGCAGAGTTCAGGAGCAAGGCAGGGCTTAACTGCTACATCGAGCGCAAGGACGGTCACAATTGCTGTGACTGGTGCTCGAAACTTGCAGGGCGTTATCGTTACCCCGATGAAGTTCCGAAAGATGTGTACCGCAGGCATGACAATTGCACCTGTGATGTGAGTTATGTGAGCGAAAAGGGACGACAGAATGTTCACATACATCAGTGGAACTGGGACAAGAAAAAGAGCCAAGAATATCTCAGACAGCTTGATGCTGAGAAAAAAGCCAAACGTGCTGAATACAAGGCAAACGGCAAGGCTTTACAGAAAGTGCGGTTCAAGCCAAGCGAGAGTGCAGCCCGCCGAGAACGGATAGAGTATGCGGCTGATGCTTCCATGAAGTATCGTGCTGTCAAAAGGTCTGAAAGCTCCGCTTTTATTGCCCGAAATAATAACACAATGACTGTACGGCGAGTTACAACGGCGGTCAACAATATCTACATTTCAGATGATGTTCAGATCAAACCGAAACATTTCCATGAGATAGATAAAAAGCTCACAGAGGTCTACAAACTTATGGGGATAAGTTCCTCTGACAACAGACCTACGACCTATCTTATTTCAAACAATGAAATGAGTGGTTCAAGGATAATCGCCGCTTCATACAGAGGGCATGACAATGCTTTGTTCATCAACAAAGACCATGTGCTGTATTCCGCTGATACAGCACCGGAAGAAATGAAAGCATTCGCCTGTTACACCGATGACAGAAGTACATTGGTGCATGAACTGTTTCACTGGAAAGATGCGGAAGAGTACAGGCAAAAGTTTGGTGCAATAGACCCGAACGACCCGTCTGCATATAATAAATATGTCGATGAAATATGCAGGAAAAGGCTTGACAAAGTGTTGAAAAAGGGATATAATGTTGGTGAGATAAGTAAGTATGCGTATGATAGTTTTATGTATGAAGATTACGCTGAAGCATATACAGAATATCGTACTAAGAATTTATTGAAAGGAGGATAAATAAGTGCGTTATGTTCCGAGCAAAGAAGAGCGTGAACTGTTGGATAAGGTTGAACAATATGCCATTTATCCTCCGATAAACGGCTACCCTATTCGTCCGGATGCTCCTAAAGAAATATTTGAAACTTTAGACAGACTTAGAGAAATGCACAAAAAGTTTAAAGAAGAAAACGAATAAAGCACCCTGCATCAGCAAGGTGCTTTTCTTATGCTCAAAGAAACAGAAAGGAACTGATGAAAATGAGAGAATTAAGCACGATACAGAAACGTGAGAAACTGAATACCGTCTACGCTGTTGATGAAGCGGGTGTCGGCGGCGCTAGTCACGGATACCGCATCTCGCCTAATGACTGTGACGAGCAGGGCAATATGTACCCGAGTCAGGCTATCAGCTTCCAGAACGGACCCAGAAAAGACCCGAACAGCACTCATGGTGTGCTTGATACTGACCTGTTGGAGATCGTCCGCGACAGGCTCAAAGGCTTCCAGAGCGGCGAATTTTCCTGCCGTGAAAATGCCTGCGCCCTCACTCACATAGAAGAAGCCCTGATGTGGATGAACCGCAGAGTTGAGGACAGGATAGAAAGACAGGTACTCGGTACGAATACAAAGTGACCGCTTAACTAAGTTAGGCGGTTTTTTCATACCCGAACGGAGGTAAACAATGAAGATAATCAAAGAGGGCACACCCCAACCCCGCGCTGACACTCCGCAGAATTTCAAATGCAAGCAGTGCGGGTGTGAGTTTGTCGCCGAGAAAGGCGAATACAATACTTACATGAATTTCTACGACTTCCGCACCGAACTGACATCGTACTGCCCGAACTGTCACGGATATGTCAGCAAGGAAGCGTTCCGCACAGAGGGAGATGATTTCATGCACGATATGGGCTGACATATCCGCTATACTTGACCTGCTCGACAGGCAGTACAGCGGTCTCATAGACGACTAAGCGCCAAGCGAAAGCAAGGTGCTTTTTTTATACCTATAAGGGGGGGTAGAACTGTATGCCCGAAGCTGAAAAGCGCATCGGCAGACAGTTTCCTACACAATCGGTGGTACTGCCGTACACTCAGACAAAAGGCGGCGAAGCGATACTGCTTTACGACCAGTCCAGCCGCAAAACGATGGAATGGCAGCAGTCCATGCTCTACGATATTATGGCGACCGACGATGACGGGCTTTGGGTACACATCAAATTCGGGTATTCGATACCCAGACGAAACGGCAAGTCGGAGATAGCCGTCGCAAGGGCGATATGGGGTCTGCTCCACGATGAAGCGGTGCTGTACACCGCCCATCTGACCAACACTTCCACGACGGCATTCTTGAAAATAGTCAAGATACTGGACGAGATGGGCTTTGTCGAAAATGACGATATTAAAGTCACCCGACAAAAGGGCGGCGAGCGCATCGAAATGCTCAAAGGCGGCAAGGGTTACATCAACTTCCGCACGAGAACAGGCACAGGTGGTCTGGGTGAGGGCTACGACCTGCTCATCATCGACGAAGCTCAGGAGTACACCTCAGATCAGGAAACGGCTCTGCAATATGTGGTCACGGACAGCCAAAACCCGCAGACGCTCATGTTCGGCACACCGCCCACAGCTGTATCAAAGGGCACTGTCTTTATGAACTACCGTCAGGACGTGCTGACAGGCAGGACGCAGGACAACGGCTGGGCTGAATGGGGCGTAAACAAGATGTCAGACGTGGAAGATGTTGACCTCTGGTATCAGTGCAACCCCTCGCTGGGGCTGATACTCTCGGAACGTTCCGTCAGGGGCGAGAACCGCAAGGACGAAGTTGACTACAACATTCAGCGATTAGGTCTGTGGCTCAGCTACAACCAGAAGTCGGCCATCAGCCGTGACGAATGGCGGGCAGTCCTCACAGAACGCACAGAACTGCCCGATAAGCCGTCTGTTTTCATGGGCGTGAAGTTTGCCAGGAACACATCGAACGTGTCACTGGCGGCGGCTGTGCGGCTCTCAGACGGCAGGATATTCGTTGAAGCCATCGACTGCCGCCCGACACGCGAGGGCAACAGCTGGCTGATGCCCTATCTCAGAAATCCGCATGTCCGCGAGATAGTCATAGACGGTGCGAACGGTCAGACGATACTTGCCGCCGAGATGAAAGATGCGGGTGTCAGGAAAAAGCCTATCCTGCCGAAAGTGGCTGAGATAATCGAAGCGAACACCATGTTTGAAAACGCGGTGCTTTCGGGTACGCTGTGCCACTCAGACCAGCCCAGTTTAGAACAGATAGCGGCGAATGTCGAGCATCGCGCCATCGGCAGCAGCGGCGGCTTCGGCTATGTCAGCATACTGGAAGGCGCAGATGTCAGCCTGCTGGACGCGGCGCTCCTTGCGCACTGGATATGCGCTACCACCAAGACTGAAAAGAAAAAGCAAAGAGTAAGCGCTTGATAATTCACAATTCATAATTCATAATTGGTTGACATGAACGAAAGATTTGCGTGTTTAACGCAAATTTGTGCAAACAAGGGTGTGTAGGGCGGGGGCGCACGCGACTGCGTCGGCGTTACTCCCGCCTATTGACCAACGCTCGCCCGCTGGAAACGCATTTTTTTGGCGCATGGCGGGGGCTTTTGTAATTCACAATTCATAATTGTGGACAGGCACTGCGGCTTGCTATAAATTACCCGAACTACGGGGGAAAGTAGGGAACTAATATGTCAGAATTCAAAACTATCGAAACACAGGAAGAGCTTGACAACATCATCAAGGACAGGCTCGACCGCAATACCAAGAAGATCACCGCAGAGGTGACCAAGCAGTTCGAGGGCTATATCTCACCCGACGATGCAGCCAAGAACAAGAAGGCTCTTGAAGATGAGATAACAAAGCTGACAGCACAGCTGACCGAAAAGGATACAAAGATAGCAGACATCACTGCAAAGAACACGGCATACGAGACCGCTGCGGTAAAAGCGAAGATAGCCCGTGAATATGGTATTCCTGCGGAACTTGCTGACAGAATAAGCGGCACGAACGAAGAAGAGTACAAGGCAGATGCCGAGAATCTGGCTAAGTTCGTAGCAGCTGGTAAACCTACTGCTCCGATGTTCAGCGCTGAACCCAGCGGTAATAACAGTAATATCGGACAGACAAATAACACAGATGCAGCACTTATGGCTGTACTCAATGAATTATCTAACTAGGAGGTAACTTATGGGACTTATTACTGAAACCAGCACACTGTTCAAACCTGAACTTGTGACCGAAATCTTCAACAAGGTCAAGGGACATTCTTCCCTTGCAAAACTTTGCGGTGCAACACCTATCCCCTTTGCGGGCACTGATGCTTTCATCTTCACTATGGACGGTGAAGCTTGCATCGTAGGTGAGGGTGGCAACAAGCCTGCAAACGAGGCAGCTCTCAAACCTGTAACAATCAAGCCTATCAAGTTCATTTATCAGCACAGAATAACAGATGAATTCCTGAATATCGCTGATGAAAAGCGCCTGCCCTATATGAGAGCATTCACTGACGGCGCTGCCAAGAAGATGGCAAGAGCTCTTGATATAGCAGGCTTCCACGGTGTTAACCCTTATGACGGTCAGGCAAGCGGCAATGTCGGTGACAACAACTTCGATACTGCTGTTGTTAAGACACTGACCTTCAACGCATCTACACCCGACGACGATATCGATGATGCAGTAGCACTTATTCAGCAGGATGACGGCGAGACCAACGGCGTCGCAATGTCCGCTGCATTCGGCGCTGCTCTCGGTAAGATGAAGACCAGCACAGGCGCTGCCATCTATCCCGAATACAGATTCGGCGGTAATCCTGCATCTTTCGCAGGCGGTATCGAATCCGATGTAAATACCACTGTTGGCTTCAACGCTGGCGCTGATGAAGCTATCGTCGGCGACTTCAAGAACGCTTTCAAATGGGGTTATGCTGAGAACGTTAAGTTCGAGATCATCACCACAGGTGACCCCGACGGACTGGGCGACCTGAAGAGAAGAAATCAGATTTGTCTGCGTATGGAGATGTACATCGGCTGGGGTATCCTGGATCCTGACAGCTTCGCTCGTATCGTCAACACCACACCTTTCGCAGCTCCTGAATTCGGCTTCGAGGTCGGCAACACTGAGCTGTTCGGCGTTAAGGCATCTGCAATGCAGGACGGTCTGACCGTAACCGATGGCAAGGTAACAGGTACACTGAAATACCTCAGCACAGCAAACGACATCACCAACGTATGGGGCAAGGGTAACTTCATTCCCTTCAAGCTCACCTGTGCTGACTGGAGCAAGTACGAATCCGTTATGGTCGGCGTTGTTCCTTCTCAGGGTACAGGCATGGTGGATATCAAGCCCGATAACGAGCACAATGGCATCGTGAAGATCGCAGACAAGGACATCCAGCGTTTCAAGATCGTTGCTAAGTCCGCAGACGGCAAGCAGATCAACACTCAGTGGTTCGATCTCACAGGTCTGCACTGTAATCAGCAGTAAGGAGGTCTGACATGGGAGCAGTATATGCGACAATAGACGATGTACAGGCTCTCGGACGGACTCTGACAGCCAATGAGCAGGAAAAAGTACCGCAGTTATTGGAAATAGCCTCTGCCCTTCTCAGGGCGGAGGCTAAAAAGCGCGGCTATGATCTCGACCAGATGATAGCAGGCGACCCCGACAAGGGGCTTATCGCTAAGATACTGACGGTAAACGGAGTTGTCCGCTCGCTCAATGCGGCGGGCGACTCTTCCCCTGCCGCCACACAGGGGTCACAGTCGGCTATGGGATACAGCGTAAGCTATACGTATCTCAATGCGGGACAGGATATTTATTTCCTTAAAAACGAGCTGAAAGAACTGGGGCTTATGCGTCAGAAATGCGGTGTACTGGAGGTGTATGACTATGGGGATACACGGGATACCGATTGAACTTGCCGTCAAGGTGCAGACGGGCACTGACAGCTTTAACCGTCCCGTCTATGATACCGAATGGGTGACTGTGGACAATGTGCTGATAGGTCAGCCCTCCACCGAAGAGATAACCGATGAACTGAACCTTTCGGGCAAGCGGCTTGACTATCTGCTGGGCATACCAAAGGGCGACACCCACGACTGGGAGGACACTCAGGTGCGTTTCTGGGGGCAGGTATATCAGACCATCGGTGCGCCCACGCAGGGCATAGAAGGCATGATACCTCTCAGCTGGAACAAGAAAGTCAAGGTGATGAGATATGAGCAAAGTTAAGGTCGAGGCGAATTTCGCGGGCTATGCGGCGCTCAGGGACTCGCCCGAAATGGTGGAGCTGATGCAGGGTATAGCTGACAAGGCTCTTGCACAGCTGGGCAACGGCTACACCAGTGAGGTACAGCACTACACGGGCGGCGCTCTGCCCGGCAAGGCGGTAGTGAAGGTCTGTGCGGACAGCTGGGGGGCACGCCGTGAGAACTACAAGAACGACACGATAATGAAGGCGGTGTTCGGCAGTGGCTAAGACGATAGAAAGTTTGCTGATAAGCTATCTCAACGGCAAGGGCTACACAGCTTTTGCCGAAGAGCCTGAAAAGCCGCCTGCCGTATATCTGGTGGTCGGCAAAGTCGGGAGCAGACACGAGAACCACATAGACGGCGCTGTAATAACAATACGCTCATACTCGGGTAGCATGGAACAGGCGGCAGTTCTCAACAAACAGGTCAAACATACCATGCTCTATGAACTGCCAGAACTAGGCGACATAGCGGGCGTTACACTCAACAGCGACTACCCGCAGGCTGACCCCGACACCAGAAGATACCGCTATCAGGCGGTATATGACATTACGTACTATGAAGATTACGAGGAGTGATATATATGGCAAACAACAACGCAGGACAGGTAACAGCGGGCAAGCCCAAGTTCGGCGGTGCGGTATACAGAGCGCCGCTGACT